TTTTCCCGGTCTATCTCAGCGCGGGTATAGCCGCTGACCCATACGGGCTGTTCAACACCCGGTATCTTCACGGCGGCGCGCAGACGCTTCTTGTTCTTCGGGCGTGTGGTCGGCCTTCCGGGTTTTCCTGTCTGTTTTGGCATGGTAACACTTCCTTCTATCCGTATAACATGATATAATGTGGATAAGTGAGGTGATAATGTGGATAACTTCAAAATCATCTATAAGATATTAAAACATCTTGAATCGTCAATGGATGCGGAGAGCACGGACATTGCGCCGATATCGCCGGAACGGCTGGGCATAACCCACGAGCGATGGGAACGCCTGCTGATTCTTTTGCAGGACGACGGCTACATCAAGGGCATTGTGACGACGCAGGCACTCGGAGAGGACAGGCCGCACATCACAGAGCCGATACACCCGTTCATCACCTTGCGCGGCCTTGAGTACATCGAGGACAACTCGTTCATGCGCCGAGCGGCACAACTGCTCAAGGGGACGGTCGAAATCATCAAATGAAACAGAAACGCACGCGGATTGGAACGCGTGCGTTTTTTTATGCTCTTTTATCGCACGCGTGCGATGACGGGTAATTATTCCATACTGTTATACTTTTCTTCGTCAAATTTATCCGTGCCGTAATAGCCATGATAATAGGCTCTCTTTTTAAGGATTCCCCACGAAAAAGAGCCAGTGGTATAACAGTTTTCCGCTTCTTTCAGATAAGATAAAATTTCATTGTAGTTTTCATCTTGAAAAGAATCGTTTACAAGAGATAATTTTTTCTCAAGTTCTTCAGTGCTATCAGAAGATTTAACCGAACTCAAGCCGCTTGCCAAAACACTCGTAGTCTGGTTTTGCAACTGTATTTCCTTTAGCATGAGTTCGAGACAAAGCACAAAGCCATTTGTATAATTATCTCTGCTGAGATCGTCCACGGGCAAATCCATAGATTCATACATTATTGCCCAAGTTTGTTGAAGCTGATTGCCATCAATCTTTTCCGCGTATGCAACGGAGCAGAGAGATACGATCATAGAAAGTGCAAGAATGAGTGTAATAGTTTTCTTCATAATTCTTCCTCCTTCGATTATATGCAACCCCGTCGATTTTGACGGGTTCTAATCGCTTGCTTTGATTTCAAGCGATAGTGCCTTATTTCGCCGTCTGTACGGCTCTCATACACAGGTCAACGTTTCTCCCCGGCCAATACTTGACGGGCACGCCTGCCGCCTTTGCGACGGCGACAGCGCGATAGAACGCGCTATGCCCAAGATAGCTGGGTTCAATCCACAGCTCCGACGCGGCGCGAATGGTATCTTCCGGCAGCGTCACGTCGGCGGGAATGAACTTCGCGTCGGGTATGCGTTTGGTCATCTCTGCGCGCCACGGCGGCAGACCTCCAAGGGAAACGAGATGCGGCGGTAGTTCGCGCGGCTTTTCCCACTGGATAGACGCGTCATCGCCCGCGTCATCATCATCCGCGTCCATTTGATACAGCGCATTTCGCAGGGCGGCCAGCTCGGCGAGTTCAGCGGCGCGATAACGTGCGGTAGGCTCGTCGTTCGACTGCGTGAACGCAAACTTTTTATCCGCATTCGCCGCTTTTAACAGCATCGTCATGTACGCCGCAGAGTTGGCTTCCTCTGCGCTTTTCGCAAAGGCCGATATGGCTTCAAGCTCTTGCGAAGAAAGCGTGATACCGTCGGTGTAGGCTTCCGTATCAATGCCGGCAATGGTCTGCGCAATGTCAAAAGCGCGGCTGCTCTCCTCGGACAAGCGAACGGCGTTCAAGTGGTCAATCATGCCGGAAGAGAAGTATTCCCGCCTTTTTTCGGGATATCGCTTTCCATCCAGCATATACGGCGCACCCTGCTTATCGGCTGCTGCGTCAAAAGCTCTGACCCAACCGATAAAGTTGTTGAACACTTCCGT